ATTATGGATTAAAGCTCACTCAGGATGAGACCCTTGCAATTCTTCTCAATGATGGGTTTATTGTTGATGAGAATAAACCTTACTGTCTGAAGGAACCGCTCTTGGCTCACGTGGTAATGACTGCGGACTATATTTCAACCCGACAAGAGAAAGGAGGGGAATTTACGTGAACCCACGCGATAAACTAAAAGAACTCGATGACATTTTGGATTCAGATCCATACATGTTGAAGGCACAAGAATTGGTTACTCTCCTACGGGATGCGGTCAATCTTGCAAAATCTCTTGCCGATGAAGTTGATTCAGTATGGTCAATGATCGATGAACAGAAGGCATCTGATATTGAAAATCACAAGAAGCTTGTTCGTCAAGAATTGGACCGCAAGATCAATGAAACCTTGATGTTGGCCTCGAGCAAAATTATCAAGGCCTGAAACCTGGACAATAGAATACTTATTGCCATGAATAGTAAACTGCTGAAGCAGTACATTAGGACAGTTCTTGAGTCGACAGGCAATGCACATGTTGCTGATCAACTTGTGAACACAAAGGATTCGGAAAGAGGCAATAAGGAAGAGGAAGAGAACGAAATTGATGACGTCAATGAATTCTCTACCACGGGTTCAATTGTAGGATACATGGCACCCTTGGGTCTTGATGCACAAGATATGGGTGTCAAAAAGAAAACTAAGCGTAGCAAGTCTCACTGGTATTGAAAAAATCTATAACGATTATTTGTTTCAATAAAAAGTGAACTTATCACGGAAAGGGGCATAAGATGGGAAAGTTCGAATGGTTCGAACCCTCTCATCAAACAGCGGAAGAGGAAAAGGAATTAGGAAAATGGCAGTAGATCTAGCAGCAATTCGTCGTCGGATGGAAGAACTCAATGGAACCAAGAAGACCTCGTCGGTCCAAATGTGGAAGCCGGGAATCGGTGAGCACAAGATCAGGTGTCTCCCTTGGAAGAATGCTCAGGAAGGCCAGCCTTTCATTGAGCGATGGTTTTATTACCTCGGCAATAACGCCGGAATTTTGACGCCAAAGCAGTTTGGCAAGCCTGATCCCATTGATGAATTGATTCGTAAGCTTTATAGTTCTGGAAAGCCGGACGATAGGAATCTCGCAAAGCAGCTTCAGCCAAAGATGCGAGCGTACGCACCAGTCATTGTCCGCGGTCAGGAAGATAAGGGACCCATGGTGTGGTCCTTCGGCAAGATTGTTTATCAGCGTCTCCTTGGCTTCTTCATTGATGAGGATTATGGTGATATTCTCGATCCCCTGGAAGGGTTTGATCTGAAGGTCACAATTACCCAGCCTCCCGGCAAGCAGTTCCAGGATACGGTTGTGGATTGTAAGGGTCGTCCAAGCAAGTTGCACGATGATTCTGCAACTTTGAAGAAGTGGCTTGATTCCACGCCAAACATTGATGACATGTATCGCCTGAAGACAAGGGAAGAGATTGAAAACGTTCTCAATACTTGGCTTAATGGTGGAGATGTTTCGGCTGTAGTGGCTGAGGAAGGCACTTCTCGTGGATCATCGAAGGCAGATGCGCTTGATGATCTGGTCAAGGATGTCAAGTCTCAGTCAAAGCCGGCAGCAAAGCCGGTTTCAAAGAAGCCTTCGGTTGATGTGGATGAGGTTGTTGTGTCCACAAAGAAGCAGTCGCTCGATGAGGCGTTTGAAGACCTCATGAATGATGACTGACACGAATTAATGTAACACCGTACGGGTCTCGAGTTTCTTATACACAGAAATTCGGGACCTTTTTTATATTCACAAGGAATAGAAATGGCAAAAGCACCAAAAACTGCATCAACAACGTCGACAAAACCTAGTAAAGATGATGATCTTGATACACTAACGAACCAATTGATTCGTGATTTGAACAAGGAATTCGGCCAGCGCATCGCCTATAACCTTAGCGAGGATGAGGCACCAACTATCGTGAAGCGATGGATTGATACCGGATCCATTCAACTTAATTATGCGATTCGTAATTCTGCAAACGGAGGTTATCCAGAAGGTCGTATCATTGAAATTTCTGGTCTTCCTTCTTCGGGTAAATCCCATCTTGCTTATCATGCAGCCGCGGTCACTCAGTCACAAGGTGGACTCGTTGTCTATATCGACACCGAAAACGCAACACCAATTGACAAGCTAAAACACATGGGAATCAACGTGGCGAAGAAGTTCGTCTACTGTGACACCCATTGTACTGAAGAAGTGTTTGCAATCATCGAGAGCACCATCACCAAGGCAAAGCAGATCATTGATAAGAACGTGCCCATCCTCGTCATCTGGGATTCGGTGGCTGCGACGTCTCCCAAGGCTGAGTTGGATGGTGACTACGATCAGAACACCATTGGTCTTCAGGCCCGCGTCATCAGCAAAGGCATGCGAAAACTGACAGGTGTCATTGGTCAGAACAATGTTACCCTCCTCTGCATTAATCAGGTGCGCGAGAAGATCGGCGTGATCCATGGCGATCCAATTACCACCCCGGGTGGCAAGGCCATTCCCTTCCACGCATCGGTGCGAATCCGTTTAGGCTCCGGTAATCCTATCAAGGACAAGGCAGGCAATGTCATTGGTATCCACACCACAATTTCCCTCAAAAAGAATAAGGTTGCGCCTCCTTTCCGTAAGTGCGAGTTTGACATCCACTTCGGCAAAGGAATCGTAGAACATGAATTCATTTTTGATGAATGTAGGGCGTGGTGTGACAAGAATAAGGTGACGATGGATTATAATGATTCAAAGGGTCAACCTAAGAAAATTGAAGTCAGCATCGCTGGCTCAGGTGCATGGAAGGAACTTGTGGTATCAGATTCAACGACGGGAGAGGTCATCATTGAGAAGAAATTCTATAAGAATGATTTCGCAGATTTGATGAACGATCCTACATATAAACCTTTCATTGATAAGGTGATTGATGATGCGTTGACCTTGCATTCAGGCGCGCCTGCTGGGGAAGGGGAATCGCCAAGTAGCGATGATGATGAGGTGTATAATGACGACTAATCTAATTGTTCGATATAGAGGAGAGTCTGCACCGGTGTATCAAACTGCGGGTGCAGCAGGTTGTGACTTGATTTCATTCTGTGATCAGATAATTGATCCCCAGGATTGGGGCATTATTCCCACAGGATTATTCATAGAAATCCCGGATGGATATGAAGCTCAAATTAGATCCAGGTCTGGTCTTGCCGCCAAAAATGGTGTTTTTGTTCTTAATTCACCTGGGACAATCGATTGTGACTACCGCGGGGAGATCAAGGTCATCCTAGCAAATACGAGTCATCATCCGTTTATTATCAAAAAAGGCGATAGAATTGCTCAAATGGTATTTTCTCCCGTCACTCAAGCGACGTTCGAGAGTGCAACAGAGCTATCAAAGACCGATCGCGGTACGGGTGGATTTGGTTCGACTGGCATTTGAGTAAAGTGATGTTTCCGTGGATCAACGATCCACGGAAGCGATATACATAGTCTTATGAAAATTACGACGTCACAATTGCGTAAAATTATTCGCGAAGAATTGCAACGTGTTCTTCACGAGGATGCAGCACCTCTAAAGAATGTCATTAACGCTTATGATGATGACACGATGGAGTCGATTCCTAAAGAGAAGGTCGCTACTTATACCAAGTCGCTGCCCGTTAAGACCAAGTCTAAGTCTGGTTATGAATTTAGAATAGCATATGATCGTCTCGTTGCCAAAAATGATGAAGGTAAGGATATGTGGTTCTGGAATCCTGATACCAAAAAATGGGAAGCAATAGACGACGACAACAGGAATCATCCTACGAGCGTTCACTCTTGGAAAGTTAAAGAAGATTGATACTGTACTTTTCTTGATTCATTTTATATGATGACAGACATGTCTGTTGATCAACGCCCAGTTCTCATAGTTGATGGTTTGAATTCATTTATTAGGTCTTATGCAGCCTATCCCACTATGTCATCGCATGGATACCAAATGGGAGGTTGCATTGGTTTTCTTAAGACGCTAAGGAAATTAGTCAACGAGATATCACCTCGGGCAGTCTACATTGCTTGGGAAGGTGGAGGTTCACAGAAACGTCGTGCGCTGTACTCTGAATACAAGATGAATCGAAAGACAGAAAAACTAAATCGATTTTATGAGGATGACATTCCAGATTCAGAAGAAAATAAAAAGCACCAACTCATTGCTTTATTGGCAATGTTAAAATGCGTACCTGTTTGTCAATTGTATGTGTCTGATTGCGAAGGTGATGACGTAATTGCATACCTGTCTAGAGGACCTTTCAGGAGTGTATCTAAAGTGATTGCATCTTCTGACAAGGACATGTATCAATTGTTAGATGAAAACACGAAGATATATTCCTTACACAAGAAGACATATGTGTTGACATCAAATGTCGTGGAAGACTTTAGGATACAACCTAAAAACTTTGCGATTGCGAAGGCGTTGTGCGGCGATCCCACCGATAATATCCCTGGTGTTAAGGGATTGGGATTCAAGACTGTCGCAAAGAATTTGCCATTTTTGTCACTGGAGGGTGATGTTTTGCTTGAAGATGTTTTCAAGTACTGTCATTCACA